AGTCTAACGCAATTATCGTTGCTTCTTATGGAACTTTTTCCACGGGTATCAACATTAAAAACTTACATAATGTAATATTCGCTTCCCCAAGTAAATCTAGAATTAGAAATCTTCAATCTATTGGAAGAGTTCTTAGGAAAGGAAAAAATAAAACAAAAGCAGTACTATATGATATTTCTGATGACTGTACTTACAATTCGAGAAAAAATTATACTTTAAATCATTTAATTGAAAGAATTAAAACTTATAATGAGGAGAACTTTAACTACGAAATAATCACCATACAACTTAAGAAAGCATGATAGAAGAAGATTTTTATTGCACTGTTAAATTAAAAACTGGTGAAGAACTATTTGCAAAAGTAGCAGCTTCAGAAGAAGAAGACAGGACACTCCTAATCGTATCAAATCCCATCATTGTTTCTGAAATAAAAAGTAGAACAGGAACAGTAGGATATAAACTTGAACCGTGGTTAAAGACAACCACAGAAGATATGTTCATTATTAATATAGAAGACGTTATAACTCTTTCTGAATCTTTTGATATAGAAATGATAAACATGTATCAAAACTATGTTAGAGAGTCTTCTAAAAAGAAAAATAATAATGAATCTAAATTAAGTCGTAAAATGGGATATATCTCTAATGTTAATGATGCTAAAGAGATTCTAGAGAAGCTCTATAAGAAAAGCTAAAACATAACTTTTCAACCTCCACAAAGGTTATTATACGGAGTTTATGATACCTTGTCAACTATTTGTTTAAGTGGTATAATCTATACATAATAATGATAAAAACTTATGATAACCACAGCAGTTATGACCAAAAGAAAGAGGTCAGAGCATTACGTCAACAATAAAGAGTTTCTTGCTGCTCTAATTAAGTATCGCGAAGATAAAGAAATCGCAGAAATCCAAGGAAAACCAAAACCTCCCATTCCTCGCTACATTGGAGAGTGTTTCCTGAAGATTGCTAATCACCTTTCATTTAAACCAAACTTCGTGAACTATATGTTCAAAGAAGATATGATTTCTGATGGAATTGAAAACTGTGTTCAATACATTCACAACTTCAATCCTGAGAAGTCACAGAATCCTTTCGCATATTTTACTCAAATCATTCACTACGCTTTCCTTCGCCGCATCCAAAGAGAAAAGCGTCAATTAGAAATCAAAAATAAAATCTTAGAGAAATCTGGATATTCTGAGGTTTTTGAAGACAATAGTATTGACGGATCTAACTACAGCGATTACAATAGTATTAAGGACAATATCCATAGTAAACTTCGGTATTGATGTCTGCTCCAAAGTGTTGTAAAATATAAATAATAATAAACACTTTGGAGCATTATGCCTAATCAATATAGTGGAGTTGGACGAAATAATAGGATTAAGGCATTGGAGGAAGGTAAGAAAACTTATATAGGTTCTACTGCATGTAAGCATTGTGGTAGTTATGAAAAGTATGTTACTAGTTACAACTGTGCTCCCTGCGCCATTAAAAAAGGATTAGAGAAACTTGGTAATGAAGAGTTGATGAGACCTTATAGAACTAAAGAGAAGCAAAATAATTATTATGAAAAAAATAAGGAAAAAGTTAATGCTATAAAAAAGAAATATTCCAAAAGTGAAAGGGGAAAAGCAGTTTCTGCGGAAAAGCAAAGAAGAAGATATGCTCGATTAAAACAAGGCATTCCTATAGAAATTACCGAAGAAGATCTTCGCCAAATTCAAAAAATATATCAAAAGGCACAACACTTGACTTCTTCTACTGGTGTGCAGTATGATGTAGATCATATAATTCCTTTATTTGAAGGTGGTCTGCACCACCCAAATAATCTCCAAATTATTACTCACGAAGAGCATCTTATGAAAACTGCTGAAGAAAATAGTAGGAGACAATCAAAATGAAGGTGGTTATAATTAGTGATCAGCACTTCGGCGCCAGAAAGAACTCTAAACTCTTTCATGACTATTTTCTAAAATTCTATAATGAGGTATTTTTCCCAACGCTCGAAGAGTATGGGATTACTACTGTTGTGGATATGGGGGATACTTTTGATAGTCGTAAGGGTATTGATTTTTCCGCTCTATCTTGGGCTAAGAATAACTATTATGACCGTCTCCATGAAATGGGAGTAACGGTTCATACGATTGTCGGCAACCATACAGCTTACTATAAAAATAGTAATCAAGTTAATGCCGTTGATTTGCTTCTGCGCGAATATAATAATGTGATTGTATATTCCGAACCAACTGAAGTTAAACTAGATAAACTCAACGTACTTTTTATACCCTGGATTAATCAAGAAAATGAAGAGCAAACTTTCAAACTTATTCAAAAAACAACTTGCTCGTGTGCGCTGGGGCACCTTGAATTTCAAGGATTTAGAGTTAATAACCAAATCATCATGGAGCATGGTTTGGAAAGCAAACTATTTGAGAAGTTCACCCGCGTCTATTCGGGACACTATCACACTAGATCGGACAACGGAACAATCTTCTATCTAGGAAACCCTTATGAGTTGTACTGGAATGACCTAAACGATAAAAGAGGTTTTACTATATTTGATACCGAAACTTTAGAACATATTCCAGTCAATAATCCATATAGAATGTTTTATAATATTTACTATGAGGATACTGATTATCAAACTTTTGATTCTAGGGAATATGAAAACAAAATTGTAAAGGTAGTAGTTCGCAAAAAGACTGATACTAAAAAGTTTGAAAAGTTTATTGATAAACTTTACTCTTCAAATATTGCAGAACTTAAAATTGTAGAGAACTTTGAAGTTCAAGGTTCTGAAGATTTTGAAGCATTTGAAACTGAAGATACTCTTTCTATTTTAAATAGATATATTGAAGAATCTGAAGTGAGTCTTGATAAATCAGTAATACAAAAATTACTTCAGGAAGTATATCAAGAGGCATGTGAGTTAGTCTAAAATGTTTATATTAACTATTAACGGGAGAGAAAGTGAAGGGGCATATTCGGTAAGAAACGAAGATGGTGAACAAATTCTATACCTATTTCAGGAAGAAGATGACGCTATTAGATATGCTATAATGCTAGAAGAAGATAACTATCCTGAAATGCATGTGATTGAAATTGAAGATGATGTAATCATTCAGACTTGTGAACTTCATGGATATCAATATGCTGTAATAACTCCTGATGACATCGTAATTCCTCCTGATATTGAACATGATTTTATTTAAGACTATAAAGTGGCGTAATTTTCTAAGTACAGGTCAACAATTTACTGAACTAGACTTTACAAAAAATAGTACAAACTTAATCATTGGATCTAATGGTGCTGGTAAGAGTACTGTGTTGGATGCTTTGTGTTTTTCTTTGTTTGGTAAACCATTTCGCAAAATCAATAAACCGCAACTTATTAACTCCGTAAACGATAAAGATTGCAGAGTTGAAGTTGATTTTTCTGTTGGTAAGGTTGACTGGAAAGTTATTCGTGGTATTAAACCTACCGTATTTGAAATCTGGCGAGATGGCAAACTTTTGGACCAAGCATCCGCAGCCCTAGATCAACAAAAGTGGTTGGAGCAAAATGTTCTAAAGATGAACTATAAGTCTTTCACTCAGATTGTAATTCTGGGTTCTAGTACTTTCGTCCCCTTTATGCAACTTTCTGCATCTCATCGTCGTGAGGTAATTGAAGATTTGTTGGATATTAAAATCTTCTCCTCAATGAATATGGTAATCAAGGATAAGATACGGTTGATTAAGGATGAGATTAAAACTCTTGAACTAAAGAAAGAGTCTCTTAATGATAAAGTTCAAATGCAAAAGGACTTTATTGAAGAACTTGAAAATCGTGGTAATGCTAACATAAATGCCAATAAAGAAAAGATTGTCAATTTAGATGAAGAAATTGGTAATTATATTCGGGAAAACGAGTCGGTGGAAGAACCTCTTCGGGAACTTATTCGTGAGCAAGATACTATCACTGGGTATGCAGAGAAACTTCGTAAGTTAGGAAACCTTAAAGGAAAAATTTCCCAAAAGGTATCTACTATTACTAAAGAGCATAAGTTCTTCACTGAGAATACGGTATGCCCCACATGTACTCAACCTATTGATGAGGAGTTTAGGATAAATAAGATCAACGACGCTCAAAATAAAGCAAAAGAGTTGCAGTCTGGTTATAAAGAACTAGAGGAGGCAATTAAAGAGGAAGAGGAGCGAGAGCGTCAATACAACTCTTTAACGAAGGAGATTTCGAAATTAACGAATGGCATTTCTCAAAACAATATTAAGATTAATGGATTGCGGAGACAAATCCGAAATCTTGAATCTGAAATTCAAACTCTTACCGAGAACCTTGCAAACAGAAATTCTGAACATGAGAAGTTAGAATCCTTCAATAAAAACTTAAAAACTACATACGACGAGCTCGCTTCCAAAAAAGACACAATCAACTATTACGATTTTTCGTATAGTTTGCTCAAAGACGGTGGGGTTAAATCCAAAATCATTAAAAAGTATTTGCCTCTCATCAATCAGCAAGTTAATCGTTACTTGCAAATGATGGACTTCTATATCAACTTTACTCTTGATGAGGAATTTAACGAAACCGTCCAGTCCCCCATTCACGAAGATTTTTCCTATGCTTCCTTTAGTGAAGGAGAAAAGATGAGAATTGACCTAGCACTTCTTTTCACTTGGAGAGAAGTTGCAAGAATGAAGAACTCAGTTAATACAAATCTTCTAATTATGGATGAGGTGTTTGATTCTTCACTTGATGGATTTGGAACCGAAGAGTTTCTTAAGATTATCCGTTATGTGATTAAAGATGCTAATATCTTTGTTATCTCGCATAAGACTGGACTAGAGGACAGATTCGAAAGTGTCATAAAGTTTGAAAAAGTTAAAGGTTTTTCACGTATGGTGGTGTAACTTTTGGAAAAGTGTTATAATATAAATAGTTATATCACTTTTCTAAAAGTGCCAAAAGGAATACATAACGGACCCAGAGGTGGAAATCACCAAAAATCACTAATAGAGAGATTTAACAACTCTCACCAAAAAGGTAGTTGCGAAGATGAATGTTGGATTTGGACTGGAACTATTAATGGTCCCGGTAAAAAAAGATATGGTGTTATAAGAGATAATTATAAGCAGAAAAAAGCGCATAGAGTTTCATATGAACTCCATAAAGGAGAAATACCGGATGGACTGGTAGTAAGGCACCTATGTGACAATAAACTTTGTGTCAACCCAAACCACCTTGAAGTAGGTACTGTGGGGGATAATAACAGGGATAAGGTTGGAAAACACCTTTACATTTCAGTTCTTCCTGAAAAATACGAGGAAGCATTACTACTCCTAAAGGAAAAAGGTTATGTTAGTACCAAATAGACACCATCACTCCAAGAAGGAACAGAAACGAAAACTTAAACCGCAAGCACTGAGGCAAGCAAAAGCACGACTAGCCCAGTTCAAAAAGCAGCACATGGGTCGCTCAAAAGGCGACCTTTCGTTTTATTATGGCCACATACGAAACGAAACCGATGCCTGTTCGCCACGAAATCAAATCACAACTTGCTAAACTGCTTGCTACTGAGGATTTGGTGGTTGAGCACAAGAAGGTCTCTACTGCCTGCTTTAACGTCCATACTCGTGTTCTGACACTTCCTCTATGGGAGAAAGCAAGTAACCTCGTCTATGACCTTCTGGTGGGTCATGAGGTGGGACATGCTCTCTTCACACCTGATGAGGATTGGACTGATAAAGTAAAAGTTCCTCCCCAGTTCGTGAATGTGGTTGAGGATGCTCGCGTTGAGAAGTTGATGAAGCGTAAGTATGCTGGACTTGCTAAAACCTTTTTCAACGGATATAAAGAACTGAATGAAGAAGATTTCTTTCAACTTGCTGATGAGGATATTTCTTCTTTCAATCTTGCTGACCGCGTAAATCTTCACTTCAAGGTTGGAAATTTTATTCCCCTATATTTTAAACCAGAGGAACAAGAAATTGTCAAACTGATTGCTTCATCTGAGACTTTCTCTGATGTTTTGATTGATGCGGAAGAACTATACAAATATTGTAAGAAAGAAAAAGAACAAGAACAAAAGGTTGCTGATTTTGATTCTCATCAGCAACAAGGAAACTCTCAGTCCCCTGCTAATGAGATTGTGGAGACCAATGACTCCTCTTCTGAGCAAGAAGGTGATAGTAATAACTCCCAACCCAAAGAAGATGAAGGTTCCTATGGTGGAACTGCTCAGGGAGATCAAACTCCAGTAAAGTCTGGTGGTGAGCAAGATGATCCTGAAGTTCGCACTGCAGAATCTTTAGATGAAAAGATCCGTGATCTTGTTAATGACAATTCGTATGAAAACATTTATGTTGAAGTTCCTCAACTAAATCTTAATACTGTTATTGCCAATAACTTTGAGGTTCACAAAGAGATTGATCAATCTTTCGATCAACAACAAAATCAACATAACGCATGGGCTAAAGATAAAGAAATCACTCCATCAAATCTTTATGAAGAATCTGATGCTGAGTTTCGTAAGTTTAAGACTTCTGCTCAGAAGGAAGTCAATTATCTTGTGAAAGAGTTTGAGTGTCGCAAAGCAGCAGATCAATATGCTCGCGCATCAACTGCTCGCACTGGTGTTCTTGATACTACTCGTCTTCATACCTATAAGTATAACGAAGACCTGTTTAAGAAAGTTTCTGTGATTCCTGATGGCAAGAATCATGGTCTTGTGTTCGTACTGGACTGGAGTGGTTCTATGTCTGATGTAATGCTTGATACTTGCAAGCAACTATTTAATCTCGTATGGTTCTGTAAAAAGGTTTCTATTCCTTTTGAGGTTTATGCCTTTACAAATGAGTGGCGGCGGTGTGAGTATGATTAGGAAATTGAATCCTTTATTCCCGAGGATAGCACCGCTCATTGTGATAAGACACAAGGCTTGTAGGTAGTAGAGGAT